GATGATTTTTTCTGACATGCAATTTAACGCCTGCGTTAAGTATGATGACAGTGCAATGGAAATGATTGCTCGTAAGTATGCCGAAGCAGGTTACGATTTGCCTAAGGTAGTTTTCTGGAACTTGAATGCTAGCGGAAACGCTCCAGTCAAGTTCGACAAGGGTGGTACCGCTCTTGTGTCAGGATTCAGCCCAGCAATTGCTGCTAGTGTATTGGGTGCAGACCCAGATGCATTCTCTCCGGAAGCAATTATGCTTAAGGCCGTGATGAACAGTCGCTACGATTTGGCGTAATCCAAATAACACGGCAGGTGCCTCTGCGAAAGTACGCACTTGTTCTCTAACTGCTCGGTTTATCCGGGCATTGCCATATCTTGACAAATAATGGTGATTGTGATATACTATGTCTATGCGTAAATTAATTAAAAACGGAAAAGTAGCAGTACTATACAGCCCTGAGTTTGGTGCTGGATGGTACACATGGAATCAAGAGTATCCAGAGATATTGTTCGACCCTGCAATAGTAAAACTTGTAGAGAAGGGACAATATGATGAATTGGCTACTTATGTAGAATTGAAGTATCCAGGTATATTCACAGGTGGGTTACGTGACTTGCAAGTAGAATGGATAAAAGAAGGAACATTGTTCCGTGTAGTAGAATACGACGGTAGTGAAAGCATAGAAGTATGTGAAGATATAGATTGGATGATAGCATAGTGTATAAAGTAATAACAAAAGAAGGGTTTCCCCTTGCCAGTTGTTTGTCGTTGAATAGTGCAATGGACACAGCAAAGGCGTACGGACAGTTTGTAACTATTCGTGGCCCAGACGGAATGGAATTTGTAGGACGATTCGGTGTTGATAGTGTAGTAGATGGAAAGACTCCTGATGGAGTAGCATACACTTGGAACAAGGCTAGCAGAATCGGCCGAGTAAAAAAGGAGAAATAATATGCCAGCAGTATTTTTAGTATCGGACACACACTTTGGCCATGCCGGGGTGTGTAGATTTACAGAAAGTGACGGAGTAACAAAGATTCGACCATGGACCGATCCATCTGAGATGGATGAGGAAATGATTAAACGTTGGAACGATACAGTTCGTCCAAACGACAAAGTATATCACTTAGGTGATGTGGTTATCAATCGTAAAGCATTACCAACAATGGCTCGCTTAAACGGTGATAAGGTTTTAATTCGTGGCAATCACGATATTTTCCGTGATGATGAGTATAGATTATACTTCCGTGAATTACGTGCATACCATGTGATGAATGGAATGATCTTAAGTCATATCCCGTTACATAGTGATAGCTTAGGTCGCTTTGGAGTTAACATTCATGGTCACTTACATTCTAATCGTGTAAAGAAAGCATATGGTGTTGATGCTAGAACCGGTGAAGTAAAGTATAGTGATGAAAATGATGTCCGTTATCATTGCGTATGCGTTGAACAAACTGACTTTAAACCTATCTTATTTGAAGATGTAATTAAACGCATCGAGGCAGAGGGCGGGTCAATTGGATTTAAAAGTGGTAACGGCCCAACGATGTAAGAGTCGCTAAAAGAAAATAGGACCTTCGGGTCCTATTTTTGTGGATAAAAATTGTGTTTTTATAATATACGTATAAATAAGATTATCATGTTTCAATTTATCACAGACCTATCACACACATTATTAAGTTTTATAAAAGACGATCCTGTACGCCCTGAAATCTCTAAAGATTTTAGAGTTAGCGATGGCAGAGTTGTCGCAGCATTAACCGACGAAGAACAACAACCAGAAGCAATGGTTTGTGTTAGCTTCCATGATTTTGTTCCGAAAGATGTTGAAGGATTAAAACAAACTGCTCAAGTGCCCACAACAGCAATATTCTATACTATTTGGAGTTACAAGAGTGGTAAGGGAAAAGAATTACTGTATCAAGCAGTAAAGGGTATTCAAGCACAATATCCTAGTGTAACTAGATTTGTGACATTAAGCCCTAAGACTAATCTAGCACGTAGGTTCCATCTAAAGAACGGGGCTATCGTTTTCAGAGAAAATATAGACACTACAAACTATGAGTATCTGACAGAAACCCCCAAAGAAAACCCCGAAAATAACGGTTGACAAATAATGGTTTTGGGTGTATACTATGGGTATGCTGAAAGAACACCTGAAATCTCGTCACTTAGACTTGGAACTTCACAGGCCCGTGCTTGATGAAGTTGAGGGTGTTGCTACATTCTATTTGTGGAATCTAAGCGGCCAATTAGTCGGGTATCAGCAATATCGTCCACTAGGAGAGAAAAAGCCACAGAATAATCCCAAACAGGGTAAGTATTTCACATACCGAAATCAGCCCACGCAGACTGTTTGGGGCGTAGAAAGTCTCTATTTAAGCCCCCAAGTTGTTTTTGTGTGTGAGGGGGTATTTGATGCGGCCCGGTTGACTGAGCGTGGATTTAGTGCGTTGGCCGTGCTGTCTAACAACCCCAATCAAGACCTAAGAAACTGGTTAACCTGTCTTAACCGCAAAGTTGTCGCAGTTTGTGACAATGACGATGCAGGCCGCAAGTTGGCCGAGTTCGGTGACTGTTGCGTTTTTACAACAGATAAGGACCTCGGGGATAGCAGCCCGGAATTTGTCTCGGCCTTACTGGAAACTTACAGTTGACATTAAATGGGTTTCAGTGTATAATTCATCTATGAACTCAAAAATCGTCCGCAAGCGCAGAACAGATCGTAATCAGGTCCTGTACTACATTCAAGACGTAGTTACACAGGAAACTTATATCGGTCTGACTGCTATGTGTTTCGCAGGTAATGTGCGTAAGACATTGACCCGTCGTATGCAAAAGCATATGCAACGGGCCTTGACTGAGCGTAAGAATTGGGGTCTGTCTTGTGCTTTGCGTGAACGTGGTGCCGAGCGTTTTGTATTCGGTGTGATTGAGATTGTGCGTGGCAAGCGTCCCGCGCATGAGCGTGAGACAGAATTGATTAACACATTGCAACCTGCATTGAACACATTTGGAGTAAAGTAATGAACGAACGAATTCGAGAACTTGCCAAGGCTGCTGAATATTGGGCCAACACGTTTGAAGATAAAAGTAGATATCAAGAATACTTGATGGAAACGTTCGCCGAACTGATTGTACGGGAATGTGCGTTGGTTGCTAAAACTCTACCGCATACTCCAGAAAGACATTGGGTTCAAGATTCAGTAACGTACATACCTGTTCATTGTGAGCAGAATATACTAAAACATTTCGGAGTTGAAGAATGATAGAAATTTTTATACCTGTATTGTTTGTGTGTCTAAATGACAATTGTAATTTTATGCAGGCGCAGACTGTTTACAAGTCGGAAGTACAATGTAGAGCATCGATTGATAATCAAAAAGCATATCTAACGGATATGGCAAATCAAGCCGACCAACCAAAGATGACTATACTAGAAGGTACTTGCATCAATACTAAAATTGAGAAACCGGAAATTCGAACATGAGTTTATGCTTGATTTAGAAAATAACATCCCTGACCAACCAGTAGAGGAATTAGAAGAATGAAATGCGATAAGTGTGGATATGATGATAAGGGCACAGGCGATACTGCTCACCCTTGCGGACCAGTAAATTTCCCAACGCCAATTGTTGAAGATAACAAATTCAAACTGTGGGCTGATCCACGTTTTCAAATCCTAGCCGAGGTTGATAAACTATTGAATGGTGATAAAATTTGGGGTGGTATGGATTGGAGTTATAATCCTATACATCCTGTCAAGTATAAACCAGTTGCAGTAAAGGTTCGTCAAGCATTAGATGAACTCAAAAAAGAATATGGAGTTGAAGAATGACTAAAGAAATCACTGTGGAGATGCTGGACCAAACTATTCAATGGTGTGAGCAAAACGCATTTTGGGGCCGAGGTTCTGCTATACATCGTATGCAAGATTTCTATTACGAAAAGACTAGGTCTAGTGTAAAAGAAGATTGGCCTGAAAGTTTTACATTTCAGGAACTTGCTAAGATTCTAGGTGAAGAACAAATTAGGTATAGGATTTACTATAGTAAAGATAATCTTACTTTGCGACTGTTTGTATTTCGTCCTCGCTGTACTCATTCCGAAGAAAAACTAATGTTAGGTTTAGGATTTACTTTTGCTAGCGATGGTGATACGGAAAACATCCCTGACCAACCAATAGAGGTAGAAGAATGATTGATTACAAATTTATTGGTTGGAAAAATAAGGATGGTTCAGACAAAGTTTGGGGTGCTATCTATATGGAAGATAGAACTAAGATGCGTCCTAAAGTATTAATCTTTTGGGGACGCCGTGGTCATAAACTACAAACTAAAATGGATCGTGAAGGTTGGGACTTGGATAAATTGATTACATCAAAAAAAGAAAAAGGGTATAAAACACTTATGGATTATGAACTGAAACAAGTTTATCCAGAATTTCTAAATGATTTAGAAAAGACTACAATGTGGGCACTATTAAAACTATAGTATACCAAAACTCATTTACAAAAATATAAAACGGATGTATAATTCATATACTTAAAGGAAAAGAAAATGCAACTAAGTGAAATTAACAACACATTTCAACATCAAATAACAGGTGGAAGTGATTATGGCTGGGACTGTTATGGTGCTAACACATGGTCTATTGACTACTCTAGTAAATATGCACACGGTTATGTAATCTTTGATACCGTAACTCAAAAAGTGTATGAAGTCAATGTAAGTCCAGTAACTGACACTCATAAGCCCTATAGGTATATTGATCCAGACTATCGCATGTCACATGACACTGAAGCAGTAGACCGTAATGTTGATCCTAACGTAGCATGGGATGATACTAATTGGGTCGATTTAGAAACAGAGGAAGACTTCATTGATAAAGCATCTAAGATGTTTAAGGGTGAAAAGTTTGATACTCGTATTGTAGTTCCGCTTGATTTAGATAATGAAACTATCATTCAATTGTCAATGGAAGCACATAAGCGTGATATCACATTGAATCAAATGGTTGAGGAACTATTACGTAACATGATTGCACAGCATGAACTTAATATTGCTTAACATTTACAATTACATTAAAGATGACTATACAACAAACCCTTTTCGTTTTGTCGTTGAAGTTACGGCTTGGGCTACTAGCGTCGGCTGTGCGGTCACAATGGCGCTCACGGTACCTAACCCGCCCCTACTTATTCTTTACCCTATATGGATCAGTGGGTGTGCTATGTATGTTTGGGCTAGTTATACTCGTAAATCATTTGGCATGATAGCCAATTATATTTTGCTAGTGACTATTGATAGTGTTGGTCTTGTTCGTATGTTAATTAATTAAGGAAATATCATGGGAAAGAAAAAACAATCTGTAATCGAACCGAGTGAACTTACCCCGTTATGGGCTAAGACAGGTGATAACTCTTGGGTCGCCACATTACAAGAAGATCCAGAAACAGGTGATTTGATTCTACCATTGCCAGATGATTTAATGAAATCACAAGGATTTAGTATTGGTGATATACTAAAATGGAAAGATAATAAAGACGGGTCATACAGTATTAGTAAGAAAGCATCCGAGGAGAAACAATGGGTATTAGTTGAAGCGGTAAGTACATTCCGTACTCGTTACATGGTTGAAGTACCAGTTGGTATTGATAACTACGGTAACGATAAGGCTAAATGGGCATTGGATACTGTAACGATGGGCGAAGCAAAAGAGTTTAGTCAGGAACATCTCGGTGAACAGATTGTTAGTCATCGTGTAGTGACTAAGAAAGAAGCACTTACCTTGTGTGATATAGACAATGATTACGCCGATGAGTGGGAAAAAGAACTTAAAATGAAAAACTTTTTCACTACATGGGAAGAACAAAATTAAATAAGTAATGTCATCGTATTACTATACCGACAACAATAAATTTTATAATCCATTTGCAATGTTTGCGTATGCAGCATTGCAAACACCTACCACTAGGCCCTTATTTTATTTCTATGATGATGAATTTGATAAATTAGATTGGACAATAGAACCACAAGAATCGTTTGAACTATTGATGGAAATTAGGGCAAAGCAACTAAGAGAAAAATATAATAGATTGGTATTATTTTTTAGTGGCGGAACTGATTCAATAACCATATATAATACTTACAAAAGATTAAACATTCATCTGGATGAAATAGTAATTACTTATCACGAGGATGATAATTACGGTCACACTACAAAATGTGTGCAATGGTTGAAGGATAATATATATGATTCTACAACAATAATTACTGCATTTAGTAGAGACGGGTATCCAGTTAGATACGAATCATTCAAAGATGATTTTTTAATAGATAATTCATTTAGGTATGCAGTAAACACATTTAATGGAACATATGAATCCATGTGTAAAATACAAGAACTACCTAGATTTAAAAATAATAATTCTGTTATTATTTTAGGGCTCGAAAAACCACATATAATATTTAAAGATAATGCTTGGTACACTGTACACTTAGATAAACTTTTTGCACCATTTTTAAATATTGATTCGACTGAATTGTTTTTTATTACCCCAGACTTACCCCAATTGCATTTAAAACAGGTGCATTTACTTAAAAGATATGCACAACAATTTATAAATCCCACGACATATTGGGTTAGTTCATTGTTTGGAGATCAAAGCTGGCAAAATTTAGCATTAATTGGTAAGTGGACCGGAAGAGATGATAACATAAGTTTGAACAATTTAATGACACAAAAAGCATTTAATAAAAAAGATGTTAGATTATTGCAAGATCCAGAAACAATAGGAATACAAAAATTTCTAAATGGTCTGTCTGCTGTAGAAACAGATAAAACTATCATAGCATATATGAAAAATAATAATTTATTTCCTGAATCAAACGATATAAGTAGATACAGTGGAATATACTCAAAATGGTATAAAATTTAAAAGGAACTTTATGAAAAATCTAATTAAAATATTAATGTGTTTGGCAATCTCTAGTGTTGCAAATGCCGAAGAAATTACTTTCTCAAATATATACCCGCCGGGAGGGTCAACTGATATTGTTGTAACAGCAATTTCAGATAATCTAGAAAAACAGGGTGAAACAGTTAATAGACAATATTTTAAATCTTGCTATGACGCTATTCAGTACATGAATTCAAATACTAAAAATAATCTTATAATTTTAGATTACGAAGATATGGTTTTTGGTAATTTAAATAAAGGTGCCAAATGCCCTCCACAAGTAGATTACAAAAATAAAATATCAATCTATTCTAGTGTATATGAGTTTTCTTATGGCTTGGTTTCAGTACCAGGATTTACAGGTACATCTTATGCAAAGCTAAAAGAACTATCAAGTGCTGGAACTAAGATACGTATAGGTTATTCAGTTGGACCTTATAATACATACATGGTAAAATTATTTGCTAGTAGAAATCCTAGCATTAATTTTGTGTTACTTCCCTATGCAGGCACCGGTGCATTAAGACCAGCTTATCTTGCAAAAGATTTTGATTTATATTATGGTTCTGGTCTTAAAAAAGAAATGATTGAACGCGGTGGAGTGTTGATTGCTAGTGCAAAAAGAAACACCGGTGTTACTTTTATGGGTGATTTGGCCGAACCTGAATCTATAAAAAATGAATTTCCAGAACATCAAACTGGTGTAATGCTGGTTACTTCTAATTTATCTACCACGAGCCAAGATAAAATAGCAATTGCATTGAAATCTATTGAAGTAGTAAATGCACTTAAAAAAATTGATGCAACCGCAACTGGAATTGCACATGGTGTCAGTGCAAGTGAAACGCTAAAGCGTGTAATTGATTTTGAGAAAAAACTAGAACAAATATCAAAATAACATGGAGTTATTCCTTGTACTAGTGCTTGCAATTTTTGTAGGTATCTTAGCTGGATTATTGCCTGGCATAGGTGCAGGGATGGTGATTATATCAGCATACCCAATACTACAAAAGTGTGATATCAATACTATATTTTTCTTTTATATAGTATTGATTACTACCATGCAATATTATGGTAGTATCAGTTCTATTATATTTGGGGTGATGGGCGAGCCTACGTCACAACCTGCAGTTGATAATGGACATGAATTGTTTCGCCGTGGATTAGGAGATAAAACTCTTGCCACTACTGCAACTAGCAGTTTTATTGCAAGTTTGTTTGGCGTGCTAGTTTTTTGTGTCTGTGCAAAGTATTCAACATTTTTAATAATGTTTTTGTCAGCTATCTTTAAGGTTAGTATATTAACTTCCGTTCTATTACTATTAGTAGCGACCAATAAAAATAAATTATTTGGTATAGTATTACTATTATTAGGATTAGTATTTGGTTCAGCGGGGTCAGAAATTGTACCTTGGATAAATCAAGTATTTCCAAAATATTCTGTCTTTGACGGTGGGATACCTTTTTCTGCTTTGTTAACGGGTTTTATTGTAATACCAACATTATTATCTTACAGTTTAGAATCTAAGCCTATCCCTGTGTTTAATTCATCCTCATTGGATATATCATTTAAATCTAAGATTAAAAATCTACTTGATTTTTCTTATTTTACCAGTACATTAAGAGGTTCTATTGTTGGATGTGTTGCGGGTATTATACCGGGCGTTAGTTATACTATCAGTTCTAATTTGGCAGAAATGATTGAAAAATTCTTAAACAAAAAAAGTAATACTAACGAAGCATTAACAAAAAACATATTATCAGCAGAAGCCGCTAACAACGCCGGCTCCATTGTTGTACTGATACCTTTATTATTATTTGCTATACCTATAGTACCGTCCGAAGCATTGATAATGAGTCTTGTACAAGCTAATGGATTTAATTACTTAACCGGATTGTCATTCATATCAAAACATTTTGTTATTATAACGTTTTTGTTAGTTTTTGTAAATTTAATAAATTGGTTTATTTCCGGTTACTGTTATAAATTTATCATAGACTTGTATAAGTTTTTGGGCAAGTATGGCTATACATTAACTCTAATAGGGAGTACAATCATAGTATTGATTACTGGTTATAACGATAATCAATTTTTGTACACCACATATGTTTTATTAATTTCAACCATTTGTGGATCTTTAATTAAAGACACTGGAACAAAAATGATATTTGTCTTTTCATTTTTTGTAGCAAGTGATTTAGTTCCGGATTTTTATAGACTATATTTAACTTATTTTTAAGGACTTACATGGAAACACTAGAAGTATTATCAACACCCTATCACCCAGCTAAAGATTGGACCGACAAAGAATGGAACAAGTTTACCAAATGGTTGAATGGTCTGCTTAAGGTAACTGATATGACAGTTACATTCACTAAAAAAGATGGCACTGAACGTGTAATGAAATGTACATTAAAACCCGATGCATTGCCTGTAGTAGAAGCAAAACCATTAGCTGAAGGTAAACAACCTCGAAAAGAATCAACGTCTTCCATTAGAGTATTTGATTTGGAAAAACAAGAATGGCGTAGCTTCAATACTCAAAGTGTCACTAGAGTGGAATTTACTATTTGACAATAAATGGAGTATATGCTATACTATGGGTTATGAAAAAGCAAATACTCTCATTCAAAATTGAACAGCCCAAACACAGGGCTCACCTAGTGTTGTTTCAAAACAACACTCCGTTCAAGCAAAAAATTGTACAATCCAAAGTATTGTACAAACGCAAACCCAAACATTCTAAACAGGAGTTTTGATATGAACGAAAATCTCGTTAATTTAGATCGCTTGCTACAGTTCCATGATTGGCATTATGAATTTAGTGATGACTATTCCGCTTGGAAGAAAGGAAAGGCTGAACGGGACGCTATCAATACGGAACAGAAAAGATTGGTTAGCAACGGCTTGGCTACAATAGAGGAAGTTGTGGAACTAGCACAAAAATATGCCCCCAAAACTTGACATTAAATGGCTTTGGGTCTATAATAGAGTCTTAATCAGTTAACTAAAGGAGTTTTTATGACTGACATTTCTGAAATCAACCGTGCTATTCTAGCAGGTAACTTTACTAATGACCAACTGACTAGCATCACTGATGCAATCAAGTTTGCTCGTGCTCAAATCGCACAGAAAAACAAGTACACACTGACTGTCGGTACCAAAGTGAAATTCACTAACAGCCGCACTGGTATGGAAATCACAGGTGACGTGCAAAAAATCAATCGCAAATTTGTTATCGTTAAGACTGGTCCATTGAACACATGGCGCGTTCCCGCTAATATGCTTTCGGCTGCTTAAAGAGTAAATCATGGATAAAGTTTTTGTTGGTATTGCTGCTGCTTTAGCAGGTATTGCTACTCTGGTATTTATTAGTTTCTTGTTAAGTTGGCCCGTGTATGCTTTGTGGAATGGCTGCTTAGTTGGCGCCATTAATGGCTTTAATGAAGTGTCTTGGGTACAAGCATGGGGTATTTCGTTGCTATGTGGTTTCTTGTTTAAAACAACCGTGAGCAATTCAAAATGAGCAAAATGGCTGAATTGGATTTGTGCATCCGTGACATGTTGGAAGAAGGATATAACCCTGTGTCAATCTCTGTACAATTGGGTATTCCGGTACACTTCGTGTATGACATTCTAGAAGATGACCAATATGGAGAAGAATTAAGCCCGTTTAACACGGTAAATTCCTGATCCTTGCGGTTGACATTAAATGGTTTTGGGTATATAATAGAGTCTTAATCAGTTAATTATAGGAGTTCTCAAATGGCTTATATGTCTCAGGAAAAGAAAGCAAAAATCGCCCCTAAAGTTAAGGCTATTCTTGCTAAGTATAAGGTCAAAGGTTCGTTGTCTGTACGCAATCATTCGTCCTTGGTTCTGAATCTCAAGTCGGGTTCTATCAACCTGATTGAAAACTACATTGAAACTGATAGCAAAACCTTTCACGGTAATAAAATGTCGCAGGACCAAATTGACTATATCCGTAGCAAAAAGTCTATGGATGTGAATCCCTACTGGTTCAAAGAACATTTCAGTGGTAAGTCTTTGGACTTCCTGAAAGAAATTTTTGTTGCAATGAACGATGGTAACTGGGACAAAAGTGACATTCAATCCGACTACTTTAACGTAGGCTGGTATGTTGACGTTAACGTAGGCAAGTGGGACAAGCCCTATACTGTTGAGGCTTAATATGGACATCACAATGAAAGTTATCCCTAGCGTAGGAGAGGCTGGTCTTGATACAGAGGCTTCTCCTGGCAACGGTCAGTACTATGTGCGTATCTATGATGGTTCATATGATGCATGTGGATTT